CGCGAATTGTTCGCGGGTCATAACCTGCGCGGCGCGCATGTTGCCATACCCAACGCCCGGCTTCGTGAACATACGGATCGCGGCTTGCTGTTCCGTCGAGAGATGATCGTCGATCGCCCGCTTCGTCTCCCTCTTGAATTCGTCCGCGTTCGCACTTCCGTACGTCAGCGACACGTTCGTGGGGATGTCCCGCTTCGGAAGCTGTTCGAGCTTCCGGATGCTCATGTTTTCGAGATCCACCGGGGGTGGGTTGAACGTGCTCGAAGGTGTCTGTTTCGGAAGCTTCGGAAGTCTCGGCGGGGTTGCCACGGGGAGCTTCAGTTCCGCCATTTTGGCCTGGAGCAGATCGCTCCGCGCATCGAGCATCTTCACGATCGCGGCTTTGTCGTCCGCGGGAAGTCCTGCTGCGATCCTCTCCACGTAGCCAGCCCATCCCCCATGCGCGTCCCGGATCGCGAGCAGTTTTTCGATCTGCGGAAGGACCACGTCCTTCATGTCCGATGCCGCGGTGTACCCCGCGGCGCTCGCGACTTTCGCGTAGGCCTTGTTGACGTTCGGATCGAAGAACTTCTCCCATTCCGTGATCGCGTTCAGTACGACGGCATCCTTGCGGCCGTTTTTCGCACGCATCAGGAACGTGCCGCCGTTGTCGATCCGGATGATCCCCCCGTGGGGGGTCACGACCATATTGTCGTGGTGGAGACCCGCCGCGTCCCAGTTCCCCGTGAGGACGTCCCCGATGAACCCTTTCATCGCGTCCCGGGCGCGTTCTTTCGTGAGCCCCGCGTCCCCGAGCGTTTGCACGCCCTTGACGATCACGCTCGCATACGCGGTCTTCCCCTCGTGCTCGAACGTGGTACTGACCGGCGCGTCGTGCCCCAAGTCTTTGTAGATCTGGTTGGCGAGGTGCTCGCCGTGCGCTTGGCTCGGATCGTCGTAGAATTTGACGTACCGCTCCACCCCATCCTTGCCAAGATAGATCCCGCCAGCGTTGCTTCCTCCAGGACCCGCGAGCTTCGTCCCTAGGATGTTCTCCGCCGTCCCCGGCGCGGGCGCGGGCGCGAGCGCAGGCGCGTGGAGGGGTGGCGCGGGTGGATGCGGCGGCGGCGGAACTTGGGGCGTGGGCAACGGAGGCGGCTTCGGTTTCGCTGCGATCGCTTTGTCGAGATCGGCCCACTGCACGTAGGCAGCCTTTTGGCCGAGCAGATGCTTGGCCAAAAGCGTCTCGTGTCCCGAGACGATGTAGTCGTTCCCTTTGTAACGAACGACCTTGGGTGGCGGTTGCGCATCGAGCTTCTTGGGGCTTGTGATGAGTCCCTTCGTTTTGGTTTCGTCGCCCGTGGCTTGCGTGGCCACGAGCTCTTTCAGCTTCGGTTTTTTCGTGATCGCGTTCGCTTCGAACACCTCTTGGAATTCGGCCGGGGAGGCGAACGCCTCAAGAAACGGCGCCGTCTCCTCCCCCACGTCCGAAAGCGACTTGAAAAAGTCGTTCAGGTACACAAGCCCGTCCGTGCTTGCCGTTTCGAGCGCCGCAAGCGCCGTGGCTTTCGCATCGGCGATGGACGGCTTCGGAGGCGGCATCTCCGGCGCGGCGGGCACCTGCACCGAAACCGGCTCGGGGCCAGGACCCGAAAAGTCCGGGATCACCGTGCTCCGGCATCGGCCGTGGATCGGAGGCATCCGGATCCCCGCCGCTTCGAGCTGATCGGTGTCCATCGCATCCGCGTACGAACCCGTGTGGTTCGCTTGGCCCACGACGTTCTGCGTGATCGTCGCCACGGGCGTTCGCTTCTCGCCCGTGCCGAAGTAGAGGCTCGCACCCGAGCACTGCAAAAACGGCTGGATCGTCTTGATGTCCTCGGGGCTGTCCGCGTCCTCCACGGCGTACACGCTCTGGATCGCCTTGCCGATCGCGAACCGACGCCCGTGCAGAAACCGGCACTGCATCGACGTCACTTCGTCGAGCACGCTCTCCCAAAGGTAATACTGGAGCCCTGCCTCGCCGTACGCGAAGATCTGCGTCATCGTGCGCGCTCGGTTCGCGAACACCATCGCGATCATGTTCCAATAGCTGGGCGATCGTCCCGCGGCTTGCAGGTTCGCGTGAAGCGCTTCCGCGATGTCCGCGCTTCCGAGCCCCTTTTCGAGACCGCTCGCCACGATCTGTTTCGCCTGCACCCCGAACGTGTCCGCGCGCTTCCCGTAGGCGTCCCGGACGTAGTGCCCTTGCGAGCCCAGCACGATCTGTTGCGTCTTGGCATCGGTCGCCGAAAACGACGGCGCGATCTTGAGGTCGAATTTCTGAACCGTTTTGGACTTCGTCGTCGTGATCAAATCCTTGGACGCAAACGTGAGCGTCTGCTGGATCTCCGGAACGACTTGATGCGCGAGCGGTGCGCCAAGGTACCCCTTTGCCGCGTCGATGACCTTCCAGCGCGCTTCCTTGGGAAGGTGCGTCCAGTCCACGTCGAGCGTCCCCAGCGCCTTTTTCAGCGCCGCGTCCTCGACCGGGACCGCCTTCCCTTTCAACGCGAACGCGAGGTTTTTGACGATCTGCTCGTACTCTTTGGGCTTGAGCGGGTCGAGCGCCTTTTCGATCGGCGCGATCCGGTACACGCTGCGAAGAATCTCTTCCGCCGCGCGTGCGCCTTGGTAGAGGCTAAGCGACGACACGGATCTCTCCCCGCTCCGCGCGGTACGTGCGGCCGCACCGCGTGCACGTGTGGCCCGGATGCATCGTGATCCCTTCGTCCGTTTCTTCGAACGTTTGCCCTCCCTCGGGATCGATCCGTACCGACACGATCGTTTGCACCTTCCCGCAAAAGGGGCACCCCACGTAAAAACCCACGACGGGCGCGAGCACGTGGCGCGGAACCCGCTTCGCTTCTCCGCGACCGAGCTTCGAAACGCAGCACACGTGCTCGTTCACCCGAAGGCGCACTAGGCCCCTTGGGGAACCGTCAACCCGAACGCCGTCGCCACGGCGGTGACCACGTCCAAGAACAGACGATCCTTGGCCCGCTGCGCGGGCGGAAGCTCCGCGTACGGAACCATGCACGGGTTCGTCTTCTTCGCTTCGTCGCGCACGGGCCCGTAGGTCCATCCCGTGCTTTCGCGCGCCGCCAACCATGACGCGTGCATCTTCTCGGGCGTGGACCCCGCAAGCGCATTCTTTACCCCGGCGCGGGTGCTCTCTCTCAGCTCCTCGGAAAGCGTCTCCCACGGTTGATGGGTGTTGTCGGCAAGCGCCAAAGCGTACGTCCGATTCACTTCATGCGCCGCGCGTGCACACGCTTCGTGTGCCACGGCCTTCAGAGTTTCGTCCACGGTTTACCTCCCTTTCAGAGCCCTTGTTCTGCAAGGGTCTTCTGGGTCTCGTTCCACTCGCGTTGCCCAGCCGCGTCAAGCGCGTTGCGAAGCCCGATCAGGCGCGCGGCTTCCTTCAAGATCGCTTTATGGAAGCGCTTCGCCATGGGGTGGCGCGCCGCGATCCCCTCGCCCGGAGGGCGCACCGGCGCGATCTCGCCCCCTTCGGGTCCGAAATTCGAGCTCTCTTCGAGCGGTGGCGTCGTACCGTCCTCGGTCGGAAGCGGCACGCCCGCGACCGTGAGCGCGCTCGGTTGCTTCACCCACGCCGCTTTCAACCGCTTGAATTCACGGTTGAAGACATCGCCCGCGAGCTCGCGCCCTTCCTCCGGCGTGAGCACCGACGCGTTCGAGAGGTTCCGGATGATCTCGCTCATGGCCACCGCGTCGCGGATCACGGGCGCAAGCGAAACGAATTGCCAGTAGCGGAACCCCATGACCGAAAGGATCTTCCGGTTGATAAAAAAATCGAACTCCTGGCGCTCGGGCTCGAAGACCTGCACCTCCGCGAACGTGAGCGCAGCATCGGCCGTCGACCGGTTGAAATCGCGGATATCGCCGCGCAGCATGCGCGGAAGCCGGAAGCTTTGACCCACCTTGTCGATGTTCCGCTCGTCGTAGTTTTGGAAGAGCGCGTCGTTGTTTTGCGCCTGCGTGAGCGGCTGGATCGCGATCTTCATGCGCGCGGCGTTCGCCGCGTTCTGATCGCCCGAGTCGGCTTCGAGGACGAGGATCCGGTGGAAATTACGCTTCCCCTTCACATTCGTCTCCACGTAGTCCTTGATCCGATCGACGGAATCCTCGTTCATGCGGCCGCCCGACACGAGGATCGCAAGCGGCGGAACGCTCTTGTTTTCGAAATAGTTGAAGTTCACCTCCTCGGCTTGCCGCGATCCCAGCACGGCCAAGAGGTTGCCCATCCACCGCGGGACGCCGTACGCCGAACGCGCCGAGTGGATGCGAAAATGCAGGAGCTCGGTGGCCGGTTTCGCGCGCGGCTCTTGCGTGAGCATCGCGTCAAGATCGGGGTACACCATCCCGCTCTCCGACGAGATGAGCCGCGGATCGCCGAGCTCTTTGAAGAACACCGCGCGCCCCTCCACGATCTGCACGTACCGACGCTTGCGCATGAGCGTCGGCACTTCCTCCACCGTGAGATCGGAGACGCGGATCTTTTG